GCAACCGCAATCCCGGCAACATCGAGCACAACCCGTCCAACAAATGGCTGGGGCTCGATGATCCACCCTCGGACGGGCGGTTCTGCCGCTTCGTCAGCCACGAGCACGGCATCCGCGCGCTGGCCGTACTTCTCCAAGCCTACCAGGACCGGCACGGGCTGCGGACGCTGAGCGCGATCATCGGCCGCTACGCCCCGTCCAACGAGAACAAGACCGACGCCTACGTCACCGCGGTGGCCCGGCGTATGGGCGTTGGTCGTGACGCTAAGATCGACGTGCACGACCCGGCAACCATGCGGGCGCTGGTTGAGGCGATCATCGCTGTCGAGCTCGGCGGCCAGCCCTACGACGACGCCACCCTCACCGAGGGGCTGCGCATGGCTGGGCTGGTGCAGCCTGGCCTCGCGCATAGCGGCACGGCGAAAGCAGCAGCCGGGACAGCAGCAGCGGCGGTTGGCACCACGGCCGTGCTCGAGATTGCGACGCAGGTCGCACCGCACGTCGAGGGGATCGCCACCGTTCTGCGCGCACTCGGGCCATGGACCGTGGCGTGCGCGGTTGTCGCGGTCGCCGCCTGGTTCATCTGGCAGCGCTGGCTCCGGCAGCAGCGTGTTGCCCGATGATCAGCGCCCTGCTGGGCCGGTTCTGGCGCGAGCTCTCGGCGCTCGCTGCTGCCGTCGCGGCCGTGGGCGCGATCTACCTGAAAGGCCGGCGTGACGCCGCGCGCGACGCCGAGCGCTCCGCGCTGAAGCAGCGCATCGATACGCAGGAGAAAGCGGATGCGGAAGCAGCTCGCTATCGCGCTGACGGTGCTGCTCGCCGGCTGCGGGACGGCCAGTTCTGACGGACTGCTCTGCCCGGCGCTGGTGCCCTATCCGCCCGAGGTCCAGCGGCGCGCTGCCGACGAGCTGGCTGTCCTGCCGCCTGACTCCGTGCTCGCACGCATGATCGACGACTACGGCGAGCTGCGCGCACGCATCCGAGGCGCCTGCGGGACATGAACGAGAGCGACATCGCCCTGCTCACCAGGCTGATTGAAAGCAGCCCAGCCGTCGTACTGGTCTGCTTCTTCTTCATCGGCCTGCTGCTGCGATGGCATTACCGCATGGAAGAGCGGTTGCAGAAGAAAGACGATCAGATCATGGCGCTGCAGCGTGAGACATTGCAGGCCATGCACGACGTCCGGGATGCCGTGCGCGACCTTTCCAACGCGCTGCGCAACGTCCGCTGATGAAGATCGCTGCATCCATCGGCACGAGCCTGACCAAGATCCTGCAAGAGGAACTGCGCGCCGGCGAGCGTGCCGTCACACGCGCGGTGCGGGCCGAGACCGAGCGGCTGAAGGCCGAGCTCCGCCAGCAGGCGAAGTCTGCGTTCGGAGATCGCAGCCGCAACATCGCCAATGCCTGGCGGTCGCGCGCCTTCCCGCAAGCGGGCGAGAGCCTGCGCGCGGCTGGCATCGTCTGGACAAAGGTACCCACGATCATTCACGCCTTCGAGCACGGCGCAACGATCCGTGCCCGGGGCGCGCGGTTCCTCGCGATCCCCACCGGGTTCAATGCTGCCCGCGGGCGGCGCGGGCGAGGCAATCTGGGTCTGCGCGTCACGCCGCAGCAGATGGTGGCGAGCCGCCAGGCCTTCCTGCGGCCGTTCCGGTCAGGGCGGGGCTTCGTCTGGTGCCTTCCCGTGCGGCAGGGCGTGCGCGTTGGCCGCCGGCGCGCGCCGCTGATCGCTGGCGGGCTGGTGACAGTGGCAACAGGGCGGCGGAAGGGTGCGGCAGCTTGGCAACAGGCTCTGCTCGCGCAGGGTTTCGTGCCGATGTTCCTGCTCATCCCGCAGGTGCAGCTCGCCAAGCGGCTGGACGTGCGCGGCGCCGGCCACCGGGCGCTCGCGCGCCTGCCCGCCGCGGTTGTGCGCGAATGGGAGGCGATCACCTCGTGACAGAAAAGCTCTCGCCACGGCGGTGCCTGGCGCTGCTGACGATCGGTGTCGCGCTGAGCTGGCTGGTCGCCTTGCTCGCGCTTGCCGTCATCCACGTGCTCGGGCGCTGGGCTGCGGAGATGCTCAGATGGCTGTGAGCACCCGCGAGGCAGCGATCGCCGCGCTGCATACCGCGCTCTCGAACGCTCTCGCCTCGCGCTCGCCCCCGGCCCAGGTGCTGCGCGGCGAGACCGTTCCGCAGCGGCTCCCGTCCGGCGGGCTGGTCGTGGTCCAGGACGGCGAGACGGCCGAGGAGACCGCGATCCTCTCGCCGCTGCGCTGGCAGGTGCGGCATGTGGCCGAGGTCGTGGTCGCGGCGCCCGGCTCCACACCCGAAGCGCGCGCAGCCGCGCTCGACGCGCTGCTCATGGACGTTGCCGCTGCGGTCGCCGCAGATCGCACGCTCAACGGCGCGGTCGAATGGGCGCAGCCCGAGAGCCCCTCCTTTGACGACCTCGAGTTCGACGGCGCCGCTTCCGTTCGCGCCGCTTCCGTGCCGGTCTCGCTCTGGTTCACCACCAGCGAGACCCCGCTCTCCTGATCTTCGGAGGTTCCCATGCCCCGTGCCATTGGCGCGAACAGCAAGATCCACATGGCGGTCGAGGCTACTTACGGCACGCCGCCGGGCGGCAATTGGCGGCTGATGCCGATCCTTTCGTTCGACCTCGGCGCTGAGCAGCCCTTCATCGACGCGGACGTGATCGGTCTCGCGACCAACCGCGACGTCGCCCCGCCTTTCCGCGACATAGTCACCGTCCAGGGTCGGGCCGAAGTGCCGGTCGATCTCGAATTCATCGGCGACTGGTTGCGGCTGCTTCTCGGGCCGCCGACCACCACCGGCACCGCGCCCGACTTCCAGCACGTCTTCGTCTCTGGCGCCTCTTCGCTGCCGTCGAACAGCATCGAGCAGGCCATGCCGGACGTGCCCAACTACGCCGTCTCATCTGGCGTACGCGCGGATACCTGGCAGATCGACTTCTCGCCGTCTGGACCTGCCACCGCCACCTTCGGGCTGATCGCGCAGAGCGCGACCCGCTCGAACACATCCTCCGCCGGCACGCCGACCACCCGCGACTACGTCGCCTTCAACAAGGCGCAGGGTGTGATCCGCCGCAACAACACCGCACTCGCGCAAATCACCGGCGGCCAGCTCAACTTCTCGAACGGCATCGAGATCGTCCGCACCATCCGCGACGACTTCAAGATCGAGGGCGCCGATCCTGGGCTTTCCCGTGCCACAGGGCAGGTCACGAGTCGCTTCGAGAATACGGTGTTGATCGACGATGCCGCCAACAACACGCCGATCTCTCTTGAGTTCGAGTATCGGATGAGTGCAGAGCGCCGTCTCACCGTGACCCTGCACCGGACGTATCTCGCGCTTGCCAAGACGCCGATCCAGGGCCCGCAGGGCATCGAAGCTGCCTTCGACTTCCGCTGTGCCTTTGACGCGGCTGCCGGTCGCATGATGACCGTGACGCTCCGCAACGGTGTGGCGAGCTACGCCTGATGTTCCGGCTCGCGCAGAAGGAGCGGTGGGTGGAGCTGCCGCATGGCGTTCGGCTGCGCGTCGCGCCGCTGACCACAGTCATGGTCGCGGCGGCGCAGGCAGCAGCGCGGCGACGCGCGCTCGAACTGCTCGGCAAAGAAGAGCTGCCAGAGCAGGAGAACCTGCGTCGTGGCGTGGCGCTCATGCTCACCATCCAGGCGCTCGGGCGCGAGTGCATCCGCGCCTGGGAAGGCGTGGTGGACGAAGAGGGCACGATGGTGCCCGCCGCACCGGAAGCGATCGAGGTCCTCCTGAGCCATGAGGAGATGGCCTTCGCCTTCTTCGATGCCGTCATGACCCCGCTGCGGGTGGTCGAAGCCGAGGGAAACGCCTCAGGGCCCGCGCCGCATGGCACGGCAGCGGCGGGCCAGAATACTGCCGAGGCTGCGTCAATCTCGGACGCGAGTGCGGCCTGAGCTGTCCCTACGTCGAGCACGCCCCGGAAACGGTCGATGGCACGGCGTGCTGGCGCGCGGCGCTCGCCTGCCTGACGGCGGGCGTGACAGGAGTGCGGATCGACATGGCCGCCGCTTTGGCGGTCGCGCAGGCGCTCGGAGCCGCGCCTGAGGTAGCGGCCGAGTTGCTGGCCGCGATCGCAGACGGGATGGCAGAGGCGCAGGTGAGGCGGGCCAAGGAGCGGCGCGATGGTAGCTGAAGCAGTGCGTCGCTTCCTGCTGCGGTTGTCGGTTGAAGGCGCGCAGCAGGCGAGATCTGAACTCGATAGGCTCGGCGAACAAGGCGATCGCGCGTTCCAGCGCATCGTCTCCGGGGCGCAGGGCGCAAGCCGCGCGCTGTCCCTGCTCGGGCCCGTGCTGTCGGCGCTCTCGGTCGGTGCGATCGCCAACTTCGTGAATCGGGCTGTCGATGCAGTGGGCGGGCTCGGGGAGCTCGCTGATAGCGTCGGCGTCTCGACCGATGCTCTGCAGGCTTTTCGGTTCGCCGCTACCGAGGTCGGGCTTCGCAGCGAGGATCTCGAACGCGGTCTAGCCATTCTGACTCGCCGTATCGGCGAGGCGGCGGTTGATGGCGGCGAGGCGGAAGAAGCGTTCCGCAAGATCGGCGTCGCCTTCC